AAGGATCATAGATGATAAACCGCATGCACCTTGACGGTGTAAGAGTTGGCAGGATTTTGTGATGTGAACACACATTGAACGCGACTGTCGCCCGGAACACCTTCAACTATTCCACTTATCGGTGTGGTTGCTGTGCCTAGGCCGACGCTTCTGAAGACACCGCTGACGCCACCGTTGACGTCAAAGTCATTTGCAAACGTTGGACTGTACGCCCCGGGTAAGTCAAATTGGAATGCCACGTTTCCCCAAGATCCACTCGTCGAAGGGAATACATTCACCGTTCCCCATATCTCGACCAGACCGTTGATTACTTTGAATATGAACGGAGCGGCGAGCGAGATTGCGGTTATATTTTGAACGCTAGTAAGCGCGGGGCTGTAGGTTCCGACTACTGCCGAAGCTGCGTTAATGTTGTTCTGCAGAACAATGTCCGCGGCTGCGCGAGCAACCGCCTCGGCGTTATCGGCAATTGAACGTGTTGTGGCCTCGTTATTGATATTGTTCTGTAGAGTGTTGTCCGCGTTGATTCTGTTCGCGGTCTCTGCAGCTATCAAATTGGTTATTGTAGTGGCCAGGTTGGCATCATTACCTAGTGCATCAGCCAATTCCTTTAGCGTATCCAATGTTGAAGGCGCTCCATTCACAACCGCATTGATAGCTGCCGTGATGTCTCCGTCAATGATATTTTTTAGTGCAGTATATAGCTGGAATCCATTGGCTGAGTTATCAGGCAATCCATTATGGACAATACCCGCAGCGTCCATGATCTTTGCGAAGAATTGGTGGAAATCCGCATTGGTGAATTTATTGACCGGTGTTCCGTCACCTGAGCCAGAGTTGTCCCTGATGTTTCCGTAAGGATAATCGGCTGACACTCCATCGGTATTCGGTTTCTGTAAAATTGAAATAGCCATATCTTTTTTAAATGTATTTCACTAGTAAATAGGCCAACGTCTGCGTTGGTTTCGCTTTCAAAATCAATTGTCTAAACTCCAATCTTCGGTTTGCGTCAACGTAGGCAACGGATCCGATCGTTGCCCCACCTATGAAAAATGTAGACTTCAAATTCATATTTGAGCCATACTGGTTATTGTCGATGGTCTCATCCAAATAGCTGACACAGATATTTGTAAAAGCTCCGCCCATCTGTGAATCACCGTATTGATGATCGTTGTACATAAATTGTGACATCGATGGACCAATCAAAACATCACTTGGTATCTTTGGTATTTTGCCCCCCATTCCATCATCGAAAATATTTTCGTACACAAACACATTGAAGCCAGCGGCTTGCAATTGATTTTGTAGGTACAGATAATTCTGCCTTGGCAAGATGTCTCCCGGATGATTCATTTTCCTTTTGATGGCCAGCATCCTGTTGGTCAGGCTCACCAATGGATTGGAGATCAAGCCTAATCTTTTTTCCCAACCTGTCGCATCATCTGATGTGAAATTTGGATTGTCAGGTATGGCACTGTCCAAAATAGAAAGGGCGTCGGTTATTGCTCGCTGTTCACTCAACGCTAGATTTGTGTGCAATTTTTCCAAGATGCCACCAAAAGGCATTTTGAAAGCCCTACCTGTAGGGTAAAGCATCCGTGAAAGTTTTACAAGTGTGTCTTGCGTGATTGTGAACATCCCTCTTATGAATAGGTTATGGAATTCAAAAAAGGAATGTCCCCGTTGATGAATGTTTTGGAAGCAAGCCCAAAACCATCCACCTCGATACTTAATGTTGAGAACGTGGCACCTGGTTGCGTGGCCAAAATCACAGCGATTACTTTGTTTATATCAAGTACATCGTTTTTATCCTGTGGCGCATCGGCTCCCGCTACGTATGGGCGAATGGTCCCTATCCATTGCTTGACCGAATTGAGGATCAAATCCTTTATGGCAGGTGTGATCCCGGCATAACCCACAATGTTTATGTCCACCTGCTTCAATGAAACAGGCAAATAATTGATTTGGAAAACACCCAAAGGTTTTTTGGCCTGACCTCCTGATGGTGTTTCTATTGCTGCCTTCACGGCGTTGAGCATTGTCGGGGATGGAGTCGCGATCAAATCAATTGCACTCGATGGCTCGCTTTCAACAAAAAGATTGATGTCATTTCCTACGGCCGCGTATGGATATACCTGCTTAACTCCGGCTACCGAATAACTCCAAATACGATAATCGCTTGGAGCTCCTCCCTGCGGTTCAAGTTGGTAAGCTTGGACCGATTTGCCTCTATACTCTTCGATGTTCTCTGCGTCTATCGGTTGCGTCGTTTCTGCTGAAACGGTAGCCAACGAATCGACCAAAGCCAATGGAGAGGTTGCCGTGAGTTTGTCTCCTATAGACAACTTGCTGATTGTTCCCTGATTCAATGCACGTAGAGAGACCGTGTCGCTACCTGTTGCCATTACGTGGGCCGTGTCGAGAATGAAAAGCATGCCGGGACTCAATGCGTCATCGTTACTGATGAATGTCGTTGACGCGGGTATTACTCCGCCTACGCTACCGGTGACGGTAACATTGTAGACGCCGCTCACGGCCGGAAATGGGTCCCTTTTCAGCTTCACTCTCCCAAACCGTTCAAGGGTTCCTCCTTGAGCTTCAGGATCGGCTGTGTCAACGAAAATGTTTTTCTGCACACCGGCCAGAGCGATATAAAACAGTTTCAATTTTACCGCTTGCACCATTGCGAGCGCGCGTAAAAATATTTTTCCGAAGACAGGTATGGGTGAAAACCCCGTTGTCGGATTGGAGAGGTCGGACAGTATCTGAGTATAGAGGGTCTGTATGGTTGGTATCGATGTCATTTAAATATCTTCAAATTGAAAGTTCAGGGTATAATCGAATCCGAATCTCTTTTGAATGTTTTGAACCGTCTCCGATAGATCGAGTTCTTTTTTTAGTGCATCCCACATGAACAAATAGTTCTTGTCCAACAGTGAATCGGGTTGCAATATTTTTACTCCGATCACTACGACATTGGTCGCGACGATCTCGACCGCTACCTGGACCGTTGAGAAGTCCTTCATGAACTGCAAGTCGGATTTTACGGCGTCTATGATTATCTGCCTGCCCTGAGAAGTGAGAGGGGTGTTGTTTAACGCGCGCTCTGTTTCGGAATTGAAAAACGTGTTGGGATCACTTCCAAAAAATGAATTTCCATACCAATCGAAACCCTGCTCGGTATCCAGTCTTTTGAATGGCGTGGATTGTTCCTCATTGCCTCCGAACATTCCTAAATATGCCATGTTCTGAAATCCGTATATGGTCTTCAAATCCCTAGTCATGTAAACCAAGTCGCCCCCGTTGCCAGTTTCCCTTAGTTGCACGTCCATTACTGTACTTGAGGGCTAAAAACCCCTTTGGTTGTTGAGGAAAATTGAGGCATCAACTGAATCCAAGGACTGCTATCAGGGTCAACCTGGGCCTTGCCAGTATGATCCACAATTTTGATAGTACCATTGACTTCCTTGGAACGTTCCGCGTTGGCGTCAGCTTGCGCTTGTATTTGACCGGCTCGGGTAGTAGGTGCCAGCTTGTCTCCGCTTTCATCGGTAGTTACGTTTACGCCGAGTTCTTTTCTGAATTTCTCTATTCCGCTCACGGCTTGCTCGGCCCATTTCCAACCAGTGAGTTTACCGATGATGCCCATCAATTGTTGAACAGGCATCAAGACGGCATCCAACAAAACTTTTCCTATTGCCTTGATGCCTTCAAGTATTCCTCCCTTCGAAAATGATTCGACCACCATGTCCCAATTCCTACGAAATGATTGGATGATTGAAATGACCATTCCGATCGGACCTAGGAACAACGAAACAGCCGCGCCCCATTCGTTCCACTTGGCCACGATTGCCACTATCAGTCCGATCAAAGCGGTGACGCCAAGGATGATCAATCCGATTGGGTTGGCCATCAATGCGGCATTCCATAACCATTGGGCTGCGGTCACTGCTTTGGTTGCAAGATTGTACGCGCCCATCGCTATGGAACTTTTGCCAATTGCAATGCTAGCTACTCCTGTCAGTGCTCCTTGTATACCAAGGACAATGTTGTAGCCGGCGATCAGTGCCTTACCGATTATCAAAGCCGCTTTCCACGCAGCGAAGAACAACAACAACCTTCCGCCCCACATTACGATTGTCTCGAGATTGTCCGCCAAAAATCCAACAACGGATTTTACACCGCTCAATGATGTTTTGGATTTGTCGGAGGTAGTGATAAGCGTTACCCATTTAGCCGACAACTCACTGATCTTTGATGAGAGTGAATTTGTGTTTATGGCTGCGGCTTTTTGGGCTTCGCTTGTTCCGCTTACACCTTGGGTGAATTTGTCATAAGCATCTACCGACTGCGTCAAGATGGTTCCTGTTGTACGGTTGATTACCCCGAACACATCGGTCATGTATGCATCTTTTTCCATCGCGGTTTTCTTCTTGGCCAGTTTTTGATTGACTTCCACGATGGCGTCACGCATGTTGAAAACTCCGCTCTTGTAACCTACACCTGCTTTCTGCAAGGCGAGCAACGTTCCGCGCAAGGCTGTTCCAGCCTCGGCGCCCTGTATTTGTTTTGATGCCAACACTTCGACTAGTGCTGTGCTCTGCTCAACACTGAGGCCGGCCGATTTTGCAACAGCTCCAAAAACCGTGAACGCATCCGCGGTTTGTGTGATGGATGATGCGCCCACGGCCTGACCTGCGGCCAATACGTTGATGACCCGATCTGCTTCGTTCGCGCTGAGCGAGAATTGGTTGAGTATACCGGTAAGATTTGATGCCGATTTTCCGAGCTCGTCCTTAGAGGCCTTTGAAAGGGTGATTGCTGCAGCTGTTACCTTACCAATCGCTTCAGGTGTTTTTGCGAAGTCGGCATTCAGTCCAGCGATCATCTCAAATCCTTTCGCAACGTCGATGGATGATTTTTTTGTCAGCTTGGCTACTTCCCCGATCTTCCTTTCATAGGCAGAAAATTGGGTATCGTTCAAATCTGAGACGATCGTTCTAAACGATTGAACAGAATCTTCGTAATCCATTATAGCTTTTCCCGAAAATGCTGCACCCGTAGCGATAGCGCCAGCGGCACCAAACCCGATGAGCTGTCTACCTGCGTCCGATATGGTGGGTGTCAGTCTGTTGAAAAGCTTCTCGCTGCGCAGAACAGTCCCGTTGGCTTTTTGGGCAAACGTGCTCACACTGTTTCCCATGCTGCCGAGCACTCCGCTTATTTTGTCGGATGCAGTGAATATCGTGGGTATGGTGAAAACGCTCATTTCTTTTTTATACTGTCTCTGACTTCCTTTTCGTGCTCTACGATGTCGTTGTAGATAAACCTTATTCCCCTGTAGTCCTCATCATCAAAAAAAAGGTCGCCCACAATTTCAGGCGACCAATGATGTTCGCGGTAAACCGAAACTATCAGGGTTTTAAAGTTTTCCTCAAAAGGGTTCTCGTTGGAAACCCAGTTGATGAGATTTAGATCATAAAAAAAAACGCAATGTTACTCGCTACTTCATAGTCCTCGGTATCCAACAATTTCACTAGCTCTTTAGGCAGTGACACAAGGGCCGCTATGACGGTGTTTACGTTCGCGATCATATCGCCAGGCCTGTTGCCGGCCATTCCGTTTTGTATCGATCCAACCTTCAGCCTGTTTTTGAATTTCAGTTTTGGCACTTCCGGTTGTCCGTCTGCTTGAAGAGGGAACTTCAAAGTCTGCTCAAAAGTGAAATCATCAGGATTCATGACCAACGAGCCATCGGCAATCGCGTTGGTCAAAATCTCAATGTTCCCTGCGAGCTTGTTCTCCCTTTTAGCTTGCGAAATTTTTTTCGAGTCGAGCCATTTCGACACTTCCGCGCTTGCTACTTCCAATGATACTGCCATGATTAAGAAATTTGTTTGAATTGAGGAGCCGCTACTTTCAAGACCACTGTCGCATCGTTGATGTTCGGCTGTGAATCGCCAACGGGTTTACCGGTCCCTTTGTAAACCGCTCCATTCACGACAGAAAATGTCCAATCCGCTGGATTCGGATCGCTGGCCAGTGCCGAGATAAATTCAGCTTCCTTGCCTAGGTTCATGTCGTTCTCAACTGTGGCCGAAAACATCCCCATCTTGCGATTCATTTTCCAGATCGGTTTGCCGTTTCCCGTGATCCCGTTAGCATCATCATCGGTTCTGAACCCGCCGGTATCGTATGTGTTGCCTTCTCCTGACTTTGCGGAAAATGTTTTTGATCCGAGTGTCGGGTGATTGCAAGTGATCTCAAGTATATCGCCGCCTACTGCCATGTTTTCTTATTTTTAGTTAAGTGTTCCAAAATTGAATCCAGCTTCCACCGTCGTAGAAGAAATACGAGCAACGCCGCTTCTCTTGTACCTGTAGAATGTATCAATGCGGTTCGGATTAGTTGTGCTGATGCTCACCTTGATTGATGCCTTCGAGAAATCGGGATCAACAAACCATCCACGGCTAACCAGGTCATCGATCATACTGTCGAGAACGGCTTTCCATTGCTTGGGCTTAACCACTTTAGCAGCTGTTACGACATCGGTGTCGTTCGCGATTACGTGATCTACCACGTGGATTTGTTCCAAAAAGTAAAGCACGAAGCGCGCATTGAAATCAAGCATCAGGTTTCGGCAATAACTGAATTGCGGAGGTTCTTCGCCCTGTGGGTGATAAGTCGTCACGAAATCCTGTACTACATAACGGCCAGCAACAAGGTCAACAGTTGAATTACCCTTCTTCACATACTGGTCACGGCTATCGTAAGATGCCATAGTTCCGATGTTTGAAGGTGTTGGCATGTCTGGATAGGCCATTCCAGCAACATCCAGTTCAGGTGTGTTTTGCTCCTTGACAGCAAAAAGCAAAGTCATGTTAGCTGCCGCCTCGAATGGAAGACCTGCACTTAATGGTGCGGGTGCGACAGCAATCGTTACATTGTCTGGACGAGCATCGGTGATTGCAGTATCATTGTCGGCGACCGATCCACTGATCGCAATGAACGGTTTCATAATGATGCCTGTGTATCTACCGGTCGGAGCGCCAGGAACAGGAATTCCGTTGAAATTTTCCAACGCTGCCATCACCGAGTCAACAAGTCCGTAAGTATTAAGGACAATCGTTACCCATTGGCTCCCGAATAACTCAAGAGCAGCGGCAACGCTTGGTGTTCCACTACCTGCCGTTACTTGCGCCACTGCATAGGTGATACCTAAGCTATTGCCGCGGTTGTCGATGGAAATCTGGATGTCATTGGAGGTCAGTCCGCTCCACTTGGCCGTGCATGTCACCAACCCTGCGCCCTGAGTTGCGATAACGGGACAGCCTAGCACGTTGTTAATGGCGGAAATGATTTTAGTCATTATGGCCGCGGCATTGTCGCCAGTCACTATGTTAACATCATAGCTGACTCCATCAATTCCGTACCGACCAGATACTACAACCTTGTGCGTTCCGTTGCCCGTGGCAACTCCCGTGGGGGTAATTGAAAGAACTTTTGCAGCTGCTCCGCCTGCTTTGGCTTGCGGATAAATCACTACAGGGATTCCTCCAACGCCATCACCTTGCAAAGGTTTTAAAATGCGCATCGTATTGTACAACGGCGAACCGTAGCCATAACGATTGGCAACTTCTTTCAATGAATTAAAAGTATACGGGGTAAGGTCCAGTGTAGCTTGGTTTGCGTCATTAGCCTCACCGAGGACCGCGATCATTTGCGGAAGATTGGGTGAGCTTTCTTCAAAATTTCCTTTGTCGATTTCGTAACCTACTGTTCTGGAAACTCTTTCCAATCCTACTGCGGTATTCGCCATGATTCTTTTTGTTGGTTCTTCTTGTTGACGAACAAATAGAACAATGATGAAAAGGGGACGAAAAAAAAGCATCCAATTTGGATGCTAAAAAGTATAGGTGAATGGAGGCGTTATCTCTCCAGCATAATATCGACCAATTCAGCCCAACTCAGATCACGCTTTTTCATTTCCTTTCCGATCACGAAGGCTAGAATATCTTTTAAGGTGAGATTGTAAACCCGAATATCCCAGAAGTGATTCTGATGGGAGGAAGATTTCTTTTGCCAGATGAAGCCAGATTCCACTCCGTTCTTCACGTATGGTATCTTATGCTCCGCTTCGTAGTGTTCAAAGAAATTTTTGAACAGGTATAGGCCGTTTGATGGGGTGGGGTAGTTCATGAAGTTTGGAGGCTGCATGTCGAAATATCCGTCCTTCCATTCGAGTTGCATCAAATGACTAAGCTCATCCTTTACCATGTTAACATCAACCAGGTAAAGGTTTGGACGTTCTTTTGATGGTTTGAACTTGGCTGTATCCACCCCGAACTTTCGCAGTGTGTTTTCCTTGTCTCCGCGGACTCCTATAATCAACGGGTTATTTTTATTGTCGATGAATGTATAAGCGTGGTTTGTATAATGGCCACAGTCGATACCGGTGAAAAGGATTTTCATTTTCCGTTCCCCGTCATCCACAGGAAAAGATTGATTCAGGATTTTATCGAGCTCCAGCCAAACGCTTTTTGGATGCGTGAAGGTATAGCTCCAATGTTCACGGTCGACCTTCTCTTTCAGTTTGCCTTCCCCAAAAATAAAAGTACCGATGCTTCCGTGAACAACTGAATAACTGGATCCTGTCTCACTCCATGCAACAACCTCATAGTCTAATCGTGCATCATCTTCTTTTCCGTTCAAGTCGCATGCGCAAGTGAGCATAACAATTTTACCGTTGCCGTCTTTCTGCGAAAGTCTTTCGGGGATGATGCCGATCTCATACGGACGGATGTTCCTCTGCAGTTGATTTGCCTCTGGGCTTTCACCTGTTTCTTCATACGGCTCGCCCAAGTTCAAATTCAAAAACGTCTGGTATTTTTTTTCATTACGCTTTCCGTCCTTGTAAATCTCCAACCACTTGTAAACGTAGTCCGTCCATGAATCCATCCCATGCGGTGAGTAGAGAGCATTCATGTGATAGGAGAGAAAATCCGGTCGATGCGGTTTGGCTGTTGGTTGCCAAAAACCTTTGCTCACAAACTCGGATTTGTTTTGGTCGGTGAAAAAATCTCCGCACATCTGACAGGTATACCCGACACTTTCGGGAATCAAACTTCCGTCTTCATTTGTTTTCCATGTGATGCCGCCATGAATGCCGTCCTTGACTTCAACGCTCCATTTCAATTCGATGAATTCTCCGCAACATGGACACGGGACCAGGTATTTTCTCTGATCGCCCATCGAGTACACTTCCAAAATGTTTGAATTGTTTTTCAGTTCAGGCGAAGAGCAATAGAGAATTTTTTTAGTACGTGAGTATGCAGTGAACCTTTTCTGGATGAGATCCCTTTGGTTACCGGCCACCTTCGACGCACCTTTCACCGCCTCATAGTCATCTACCAATCCAAACTTGTAATCAGACTGTCGCCATATCTTAGGGTTGCTTGCTGCGGATACTTTCAAATAACCATTGTGGAATTGCTTGATCGTGTTGGTGTCTCCCGTCTTCTGGTTTTTCTTTCGCATTGCCGATGGCCTGATATGTTTTCGCAAACCAGAGTTGTCGAGCATGTAATCTACTTTGTCCATAAACTCCTCGAGCAATCCGTCATGGCCAACGGTTGCTATGATATTGCCCGGGCAATTTGCAATGACGTAACCAATTACCGGAACTATTACAGACGCTGTCTTTCCAAACTGAGCAGCACCCATCAAAGCAATCTCGCGCGCTGGATCGTTTGGCGAAAATCGATCGATGATTTCACGGGTGTACGGCGTCTTTTCATACCTCAACGCACCTGCAAATGGCTGGGGCATGACTATGTTTTGTTCCGCCCAATCGGAAGGCATGATAGACGAGAACTTTACTTTGGATGATTCGTCAATTATTTTTTCAAACTGTGGAAGGTACTCACTCATGCTCGCCTACTCCCTTTGAAATGGAGAAATTGTCCGTTATGATTCCCATGCTCTTCTTTGTCATCAGGTTTGCCCGATCGACAGCATTGTTGAGCCGCTCAATCATTCGCTTTCTTCGCCTGGCCAATTGTTCACCGCTGAGCCGCGCCTCCTCAGCTATTTCTATGATCAGCTCATCGCCCCAATCTTTTAAAGCCGAGAAGATTGACTGAGTATGGTTACTGAATAGTACTGAGACGTCAGCAACGGGTACAATCTCACCTTTGATTTTCTGCTCTCGGAGCTTTAGGAGTTCTGTTTCCTTTCTTTTCTTGGCAATGTCGACTTTGATTCTGGTTTTGTTCAAGCCGGTCAATGTCTGATCTCCTTGGCTGTCAACGTCATCATCATCGTAAGGCTCTACTTTAGACTCGTCGGATTGATTTTTGGGCCTCGGAGTAGTCGTTTTTTCTTGTGGGATTTCTTCTAAAACCACTCCTTTTCGTTCCAAAAAGAACAGATTAACAGGATTTTTATCATCAATCAGCCCGTTTTCTTCAATGATTTTTCCGCGCTTGATGTAATTGAACAGGTTGCCCCTGCTCAACCCAGTTATCTTCTGAAATTCTGCCCTTGTGTGCCTTCCCATGCCCGAAATGTCTACAGATTGAAAATTGTAGACAAATTCTCATAGTGAAGTCACAGGATTGTCTACAAACGTTGAAAAGAGGCTGTACAGTAAATTTTTCGCTGTTCGCATCGAATTGCGCCAATCAAAAAAAGCGTCAGGAGTACCTTTTCATTTGCACTACCGGTCACACCCTAGGAACACAACAGAATTGATTACATTCGTTTAACCCCACAAACCAATACCCCTGTATGAAACGATTGAAGACTATCACGGACGACGGCTTACCTATTGCTTGGACGTTTCAGACTCTAAAGAACTCATTCCTAAGAGGCTGAATAGAATAATCCGCGATGGAATAACGGCCTACTGGACCCTCTTTAACAGCGATGGCAAACCAGTTGTCGGTCTTCCTGTTACTGACAAAGACTATAAGATTATGGTGTTTAAGACAGAAGCCGAGGCTGAGTTAGAGGCCAACAAATTCATGGGCTTCTGATATGGGCTATCGGGCCTTACCTTGCTTAACCAACAATTCATTCAATCTATGGCTTGTTTTGAGCCGCATCTTTAGGGAATCGATTTCTCTTCTAAGTCCGACCTCAATTTCTTTTTGTTCCCTAGAAACGCCCTTTCGGCTTTCTTTAACCTTGTGTACGTATTCCTTGAATTGAATCTCTGTTCTTTCCTTTTGGGCGCTCAACAATTCCAGTTCGGCTTTAAGCGCTTGGATTTCATTCTCGCGCATTTCAATGATGGTCTCTTTCTTCTCGTTCTCCCATGCAAGCTCATCCAACCATAGGTTCAGTTGTTTGATGTAATGGCTTTGGACAACGAACCGTTGGAATATCGCTAACTCTTTTGTGGGTTGGCTATTGGGCTTTAACTCAGGCATTGATTAAATTCGAAATATGAAAAATCATTCCATAGATCGTGAAACACCCGAAAAAGCTGCCATCACATGTAGAGTATTGACCAAGAATGACCTTCAGTTTGAAGAAGAGGAGTTCATGCCTATCTCTGGAATCCGTATAGCAAGATTCAATGTTGATGAAAATACATTGAAGCATTACTTTGACTTGATAAATAAATTTGTGCCTGATAATAATGATCACATTCAAATAAATGGTGATAAGGAAAGTAGATTTAATTGGGTAGGAACCCGCCACTAATTGAATATTGGATTTTAATTCAGTCATGATTGATTCTAAAAAAAAGGAGGCTGATGGACCCTTACTTACTCGAGCGTTGGGATACGAACTTTTACTGTCTACCAACTTTCAGCTTCGTGGAACTCGCCACCTCCTTTTGTGCCAGCTGATGGATTCGAACCACCGTCTAACAGAACACGCTCTTTTGCGGGGTAGCTTCCCATCATAGCGTGGCGTTGCTCTACCGACTGCGCTAAGCTGGCGATCTTCAAGCCGAATATTTAGGCTTCCTTTTCTTGTATTTTCTGGAAGACTTTTTTCTTTCTCCGAACGCTATCGCACCGTAACCGTCATCTTTGGAATATCGGGTTGGGGTCGGGTATGGTAGCGGCTTGGATTGATAGTTTTTTACGAAGATCATTTGACTTTGTGGGGGTTGAATTTGTTGCTTGATTTTCTGAACATGAAAAACAGAAAGCCGAGTGTCGCGGCCATGCAGACAATTGCCAGCACTGCATAGAACACAAGGAAGCCGAGCCAGTTATAAAGCGTGTCCATTAGGATGGGGTTTTTGTTTTCTTCTCTTTGGGGAATTTCCAACTCGCAGATAAGCCGGTTATCTGAATCTCTCCAGCGTTGAGTTGCTTCTTATTGATGTGCAGACTGAAACTTGTCAGCGCCTTCTGGTTATTTGCGAAATGCTTCTTTACAAGTCTGATGATAGAATTATAGAGGGCTATATCCTGTTCTCGTCTGTTCATAGCTTGCCTGAGAGTTCGTTTTGACGGATGAAGAGATTGACTTTCTTGGGGTCGATTTCGAAATACTGACCCATCTCGCGCAGCATCGCTTTAGCATTGACAGACTCGTGCTTGCGATCGGTTTTATCCTTGACTTTCTGTGGCACCTGGTCCAGTGCTCTGTGAAGTAGTTTGCTCATCGGGTAGTGGTTTTACCCGGCTGTCCACATGCATGTCCTCTATGAAAATTCTATGCAATAAAAAAAGACAACCGTTTTTGGTTGTCCTAACTTCCTGATTGTCAGAGCGGGAAACGAGGCTCGAACTCGCGACCCTCAGCTTGGGAAGCTGATGCTCTACCAACTGAGCTACTCCCGCTAATGGCACTAAGTTAACACGATTCTAAAGAGCTTTACAAATCGGTCACTTAAAATCTCGTACCAACACTTGAAGCGCTGCACGCGATGACTGTTCCAGAATCAGTCCCTTCAAACTACGGTACTCTTCAAAAGTTTTCGCATCGTAATTTTTTATCGTGATCAACGTCAGACCGGAGTTGTAGTACACTTCAAATGATTTGCTTAACGTCTCTATCAATTTCAAAACCTTGCTTTCGCGATAGTCCACACAAAATGAAAAAGAAATGGCTGAGTTTTGCATCATATTGATTCGCACACCACTGGCGCTGATCGCTTGAAAGATTTTACCGAGTTGCTCTTCATTAATAAAAGAATAGTCTGTGACCTTGCATGAAATCAAACATTGATTTTCCTTGTGCACGATGAGAGGAGGGAGCCGATCAACACGGCATTCGTGAATTTTGGTGCCTTCAAGTGAAGGATCAACGAAACTTTTTACAAGCAACGGAATATTTTTGTTGGCGAGAGGTTTCACTGTTTTCGGATGAATCACTGATGCACCGTAATAAGTCATCTCGGCAGTTTCCTTGTAAGGCAATTCCTCAAACACAACCGCCCCTGGGAGTCGTCTGGGATCTGCACTCATCACGCCGGGAACATCTTTCCAAATGGTGAC